TAGTCTGGCTCAGTTAGTGGTAGGAGTTTGTAGCCTTCTTCAAAACCTGAGTAATTGCAAAACAACTGGCTTTGTCGTGAACAGTAGAAATACTGGTATAAGAAAAGCGCCTAGTATGAGTAGCACAAGGCAAAACTAGATGAATATAATAAAAAGTATATATTATAAAATCTATATCGTGTGAAAGTTGATGAGTTTCGGTCTCAGTCCTAACAGTAAAAGCACAAGGAGCTTAAAGAGTTGCTACTTTAAGTAGAGCCTTGTGGGTTAGTAGCTTAATAATTAGAGGGTTATTGTGGTTGGAGAAAAACCGCACAATTAAATGTCATTAGTATAGTGGTAGTACAACAGTCTCCAAAACTGTTAGCGCTGGTTCGATTCCAGCATGATGTGTAGCTTAGTTGGTATAAGCGTGAGTAATTAATCAAGTCATAGCGTGTGCCGTGGCTTTTTGAGTACCAGAAAAAACCGAAAGGAGGTGGCAATATGAACACAAAACAAGAGATGTTTGTCAATGAATATTTGATTGATTACAATGCAACACAAGCAGCAATTAGGGCTGGTTACTCTGAAAGAACTGCGAGGTCTATCGGTCAACAATTATTGACAAAACTTGACATAAAAAATGCGATTAAAGAACAACGTGAAAAAATTCAAAATGATAATATCGCCACTGCCAAAGATGTTGAAGAATTTCTATCACTAGCGATGAACGATGAAATTGAAGAGGAACAAGTCCTTATGAGTCCGAATGGCGAGGTTTGTCGTGTTGTCAAAAAATTATCTGGTAAGGATAGAATCAAAGCTGCGGAGCTTATGGGTAAACGTCACGCATTATTTACCGATAAACAAGACATTACGCTTGAGCAAGTGCCTGTATTCGAGGATGATATTGGAGCTAGTCCATGAAACTTTCAGAATTACTGCCGACAGCTTTTCATGATACTTGGCGGGCTGCGATTAACTCAAATATTTTGCATATTGTTGAAAAAGGCGGTCGTGGGTCTGGTAAATCATCAGACATTGCTCACATTATTATTCAACTTATCATGCGCTATCCTGTTAATGCGGTAGCTATTCGTTTTGTTGATAATACAATTGAGCTGTCAATTTTTGAACAGCTGAAATGGGCGATAGAGAAGCAGGGTGTGGCTTCTTTTTTTCACACGACTAAAAGCCCGATGCGGATAACTTACAAGCCACGAGGTAACTATATTGCATTTCGTGGGGCGCAGAACCCAGAACGAATTAAGTCGCTGAAAGACAGTAGATTCCCTTTCGCTATCGGTTGGATTGAAGAGTTAGCAGAGTTCAAAACAGAAGAAGATGTAACGGCTATCACTAACTCGCTGTTGCGTGGCGAGCTTGACAAGGGCTTGTTTTACAAGTTTTTCTACTCATACAATCCACCTAAGCGTAAGCAGTCTTGGGTAAATAAGAAGTATGAGACGAGTTTTCAGCCTAAGAATGTATTTGTTCATCATTCGACGTATCAAGACAACCCATTCATCTCAAAGGCGTTTATCACAGAAGCAGAGACGGCAAAGGAAAAGAACATTAATCGTTATCGCTGGGAATATCTAGGCGAGGCAATCGGTTCTGGTATCGTGCCATTTGACAATCTGAAAGTAAAAGCAGGTAGTATCACTGATGATATGGCTGCGAACTTTGATAATATCAGAAATGCGGTCGATTTTGGTTATGCGACTGACCCACTCGCTTTTGTTCGTTGGCATTATGATAAGAAACACAATGCCATCTATGCTATTGATGAGTTTTACGGTCAGAAAATTTCAAATCGTAAGTTTTCGCAATGGTTAAAAGCAAGAGCTTATGACAATGACCGCATATTCGCGGATAGCGCAGAGCCTAAAAGTATTGCTGAATTGCGTGGTGAGTTAGGTATTAAGCGAATTTTAGGGGTCAAGAAAGGCCCTGACAGCGTAGAATACGGCGAACGTTGGCTTGATGATTTAGATGCCATCTACATTGACCCGAAACGCACGCCTAAAATTGCTTGGGAGTTTGAAAATATTGACTATCAGACTGACCGTGACGGTAACCCGAAACCAAGGCTTGAAGATAAAGACAACCATGCAATAGATGCCACAAGATACGCTTTTGGCGAGGATATGAAGTCGAATACGGCAAAACTAAATACAAACATACGAGGAGGGTTATAATGACGGTCACACTGACAGATGACAAGATATTGATTAGCGATGATGAAGTTATCACAGCTGATGTCGTATCGCAAGCTATTGTCAAACATAAGACATTAGTTACTGGGTATAAAGAAAATATTGATTACTATAAAGGTAATCATAAAATTAAGACAAAAAAAGCAAAAGCTGACTTTAAGCCAGATTACAGGCTGATGGCTAACTTTGCTAAGTATATTGTAGATACTTACACGGCTTATTTTATTGGTATTCCAATTAAAGTCACTCACGAAACGGATGAAGTCAATGAATTTATTCGTATTTTTCGTGAAAATAACGATTTGGAAGATAACGAGTATGAACTTGCTAAAATAATGGCAATCTATGGACGTGCATATGAATTTCTATCGCAAGATGAGGAAGCTAACACCATCGTTACCTATGCAACGCCAATGAATACTTTTGTAGTATACGATAATACAATTTATGAACGCCCCTTATTCGCTGTCAACTACTCTACTGGAGATAAAGATGTGATTTCTGGTGATGTGTTCACTTTTGATGAACATATAGAAATTTCTGGAACAACGACATCTGTCAGCTTTGGTGAAAGCGAGATGAATGTCTATCAAGGTTTGCCAATTATCGAGTATATCGAAAATCAGGAACGTCAGAGCGTTTTTGAGAATGTCAAATCATTAATTGATGCAATCAATACGACTTTATCCGAAAAGATGAATGATGTCGATGCTTTAGCAGACGCTTATATGAAAATACTAGGTGCTGAACTTGATGATAATGGTTTGGAGTATATCAGAGATAACAGAATCATAAATCTGGTCGGAGAACAAGCTGATAATGTTGCTGTTGATTTCATGGCAAAACCAAGTGGCGATACAACGCAGGAAAACTTATTGAACCGCTTGACAGATTTAATCTTTCAAATTGCCATGGTTGCAAACATTAGCGATAAAGATTTCAGTGGTAGCAGTGGCGTGGCGCTTGAATTTAAGTTGCAACCAATGAAAAATCTAGCTCAGCAAAAAGAACGTAAAATGCTATCTGGTATTCGCAAGCGATATAAATTAATTTTTGGCATCCCAACAAACGTCAATGCTAGTAACCGAGACGAGTGGAAAAGTTTGAAGTATCGTTTTACAAGGAACACGCCAAGGAATATAAGCGATGAGGCTCAAACAGCTAAGTTACTTGAGGGTGTTGTGCCAAAAGAAACACAATTATCTGTCTTGTCGATAGTTGACAATCCGCATGACACGGCTATGGAAATGGAAAAACAAGTGCCTGATGTATTGCCTGATTTCCAAAAAGAGGAATAACTTATGAAGTCACAAGAATATTGGCGTAAACGTGAACAAGACAATATCAAAAGACTTTTGAAAAATGACATCAATTATCAGAAAGAGATTGAACGCATTTATGCTGAAAATTTGCGCAATATCGAGGTGCGGATTGATTCGCTTTATCGTAGATACTCGGATAAAAATGGTGAGATTAGTTTAGCAGATGTCAAGGCAATAGCCGATAAGACAGATGTCGCAGCGTTAGCTGAAACGGCTAAGAAAATGAGCCAAGATAAAGATTTTTCAGAGTATGCCAATGATTTGCTTGCGAAATATAATCTAAAAATGCAAGTGTCAAGACTTGAACTGTTGAAAGATGAAATTAATCTTGAACTAATCAAAAATGGTGTCAACGTTGATAAATACGTGGCGGACAAGCTGACTGACGAAACGAAAGCAGAGCTTAAACGACAAGCTGGTATTCTAGGCGAATCGTTGGACGTGACGGACACTAAACTTATCAAGACTATTATTAATGGTTCGTTTAGCTCTTCGACGTTCAGTGAACGATTGTGGGGTAATACGCAGTACTTGGCGAATAGTCTTGACACCTTACTCACTCAGTCGATAATCAATGGCAGACATCCTAACGACGTAGCTAGAGAGTTGCGCAGACAATTCGATGTCAGTCAGAAACAAGCTGAGCGCCTAATGAGAACTGAATCAGCTAGGGTTCATGCTGAATGTGCAGTAAAATCAATGGAGAAAAACGGTGTCACAAAATATGAATGGGTATCAGAGCCTAGTGCTTGTAAAATATGTGGTCCGCTTGATGGTAAAATATTTGAAGTAAAAGGTGCTGAATTTGGAAACGTCAATCATCCTTTGTTTCCGTTGCATCCTAATTGTCGCTGTGCTGTGATTGCTGTTGTCGATAAAACAGCAGATGAAAAAAGTGATAAAACTGATAAAACTGATGATAATTCTCTTGATAAAGTGTATAATGAAGATAGAGATATTAAATCAATCAAGAAGTATATGAGTTCTATTGACATTAGCACTGCAAGTCATGAAGATTTAATTTCACTAGGTTCATTAGTAAATTCAAAATTTGATGTAGCTAGTAAACTTGGCGATAAACAAGAGCTTAAAAATATCTTTTCTAACTTTAGAGAAATTGGCGGTACAGTTCCAAAAGATGGATGGGCAAAAGGTTCTTCAAAAGAAAATAAAACAAGGCTTGATGAAACTTTTGCATTTTATCCAAAAGAATGGGCAGAATATGCTCATCAAAATGGAAAGACCATCTATACTAAAAAAATGGACCGTGGATTTTTCAGTGAAATTGGTATTAAGGGGAAAACATGGAAAAGTGGTGTCGTCGATAATGGTGTAAGTATCATGCTTAGTGATAGG